TCTCGGGCCGGTAGCTACAATGCCGCCCTTGAGGTATTGCCATTCCTGAGCGCTCTTCGGACCGAGCAGCTCCCAGTGGTTCGTCTTGTCCCAATCGGTTCGATTGATTGGCCGATTCCAGTCAGAGGGCAGTGGATACTTCGTTTTGGTGAAGGTAATCGACACCGTACCGGTATCGGTCGCGGCTTGGTCTAGCGTGACCTGAGTGGCGGAATCCACCGACTGGATGTAGCAATCAGATGCTATGCCATCGCCGGTTGCCATGAATGTATCTGCTGCAAGAGACGCAGTGGAAGACAAACCTGTGACGATGGCTGACCCACTGGTAATCGATCCAGTCAGGGTGATTACGGTCGTAGTGAACCGATATTCCTTGTCCAGGCGTTGCCATTCGGCCTCGGTAACGAGGTCCTGCCCTACCTTGTTCAGTAGAGCCAGGATTTGGACCGCTTGCTGGTCTGTGCTGGATGCGACCGAGCTAGGACGCGGCAGCCCGAGTTCACCGGCTACCGCCTGGGCAAGTTCAAGGAGAGTCATTAGTCAGCCTTTGGGGGACGCCCACGGCGCGGTTTATCTTCACCAGTTGCCGCACCATCTTCAATTGCCTGCAGGCGGGCAGATAGCTCAGCCAACTGCCGCTTGAGCAAAGCGTTTTCTTCGGAGACCTGTTCGTACTGCGCCGCATAGCGGGCGACTGCGCCGCTATCCTTCTGAACAGCCAGGAACGCCTGTGCCTTTGCAACCAGCGCACGAGCGCCCAAGCCGATATTGGCAAGATTCTGGTCCGATACAGCAGCCAGCTGCTCAACAGTGTAGATATGCTTGTGGTTTAGGTCGCGCAGCAAGCCTTCGTCTGTGGCGATTTCCGGCCACTGCTCGAGGGGGAAGCCTGAAGCTTTAACTTCCTCACCCGTCTGATACGCTTGCCAATGCTTTGGCCAGCGATGGGTGTCATCCTCTTTTACCTGGCGATTGACAACGGTCTTGTTATCGCCCGGGAAGATGATTTCTACAAAATCCTTTGTTACGCCCTTCTCATTACGCTTGTAGAAGCGGACGTAAGCCGAATCGTCACTACCGTGCTTTACGTGGCCGCCATGGACGGTCGTCTCTGCAAACATTGGAACTCCTGTTGAAATGAATTGGGGGAGCCGAAGCTCCCCCTGTTGAATGCGTAGCGGGTTGCTACGCGAATCGCCGCGAACGGCTACCGGTTACAGCGTGCGACCCACACGCGGCCAATTGATGAAGCCCGCTACAGTCGCCGCAGCGCCACCAGCGGCCGTATCCAGAATGACGCCCTCAATGACTTCTGCACCGGCAGTGGCATCGTCGTCAATCTGGCCAGCAGTGGCGGTGGAGTTAAGGGCGGTGTACGCAGCGCACGAAGCCGCGACGCGGATCACCCCGACACCGTAGATTTGCAGCCAGCCATACTCGTTATCCGCAAACGCTACGCGAGCGATGCCAACGGGTTTGCCCTGGCCGGTGCCAGGCGCAGTGGTGGTGGTGGTGGACATGGCGGCGTCAAAGGAACTTACGTCGATGTCGCAGACATAGCCGTCGCCAGTGATGGCGCCGTTAGCCTGCACATACATGTAGCCTTTTGCGCCGTCGCTGGTAGTGTTGAAGCCGATCTGGCCGACATCAAAATCGGCGGTCGTGCTGGTTTTGGTTGGGTCAATGCCAAAGATATACATAAAATTCTCCGTAACGAATAAAGGGGCCGTAGCCCCTTTGGGTTAGTCTTTCAGCACGCCCTGAAGGAACGCATTGGACAGCGTCATGTTGCCCGCCCAGGCGGTCAGCTTCACCATCGCGTCTTGATTGACGCTGAAGCGGTCCGGGTCCAGCGGAACCATGTTGCGGTCCTTGTGCGGGCGCAGGTAAATGTAGTTCGTGTTCAGGAAGTACATGTGGTTGCTGGGTGCGGCGCCGCCGTAGCCACCGTCAAATACCACGTCCGCGTCCATGAACTTCAGGGAGCTAAAGCCCGCTTGCGCCATGTCGTCAGAGGTGATGCGCTGGATGGCCTGCAGGGATTCCCAGTACAGGCGGAAGTAGTTATTGTCAGCGATGATCAGGTCGGTGCGGTCAGTGCCGCGAACCAGCTGCAGCCATACCCGGTTCATGTAGCTCTGCATATTTGCTGCAGTAGCGGCTGCGCCGCCATCCGTAGTCGCGTCGTAAGACACGTTGCGGAAGAACGACCACGTGGCACGATTGATACCCCCAACGGTGCCGGTAGTTGGGCTATCAGCAACCAGCAGTTGCAGGCCGCCGATCTGCTTGCCGCCGTCAGCAGTACCATCCGAATAGCAGTCAGCAGACAGGTTGTTCTGCATGGTGCGCTCGGCGTTCTTGATGCGCGATTCCAGCAGGTCGATGACCTTTTCTTTGCCGGAGTTCTGCAGTTGCTCCAGACCCGAAATGGACACAGCCACGGCTGCCTGCTTCCAGTCGAATTCTGCAGCAGTGAACACGTCGGACGGCTGAATGTTCAGGGTTTCGTAGCCGGAGTAGCGCTTGTACGTGCTGTTCTCGGCGTATTCGAGTTCCTGCACGATGGTGCGACCACCGTCAACAGGCTTCACGTTGCCGCGCTTGTTCAGGCGGTAGAGCAGAGCGTTGTTTTTGGTGACGTTGTCGGCCAGCTTACCGCTCCGATTACGGAGCGTGGTAGTTACGATTTCAGAAAGATTAGGCGAAGCCATGAGATTTCTCCATATATAGGAATGCGCCGCTTCCCAGCGGTGCTAAGTGAGTTACATGCGACCAGACGTTCCGTTCATCGCGGCCATCAGATCGTCACGAATGCTGACGCCAGTTACCGGCACGGCTGCGCCTGACGGGGAACCCGTGACGCTGACGGCTTTCGCTTTTGCCTTCGTTGCAAGCTCGGCTTTTTCCTGAATTCGCTTCGTTTCCTCCGCTTGGAGAAGCGATGCGCGAATATCTGGCCGCGCCCAGCAGGCCTTTTCGTAAGCGTCTTTGAGGTCGGTGGCGTACCCCGCTTGCAGCAGGCGGGACATGTCTTCTCGCACGCTATCGAAGTGAGGGGCATCCGCACCGGACGCAAACTGTTCAACCTGCTTTTGGAGTTCGGCCATCTCGGCTTCTTGCTGCCTTGCTGCTTCCTGCTGTTTGTCGTACTCCGTTCGCTGGATATACGCTTCCAACTGCTGGACACGGCTTAAAGCGTGTTGCAGGTTGGGGTCCAACTGGCCTGCTTCTGCCTGGTCCGGCATCGACAGACCATAATCCTGTGCAAGCTTGGCGAATGCGGCTTGCTTCTGCGCTGGCGAGCCCGTACGCAGTGTGTATTCCGCTTGGATGAGCGCCTGAAATGCTTGTTCTGGCGTCGCACCCAACTGGGTGATGTACGGCATCCACTGATCGAAGACCGGTTTTACCGACTCGGCAAACTTTGCCGCCTCGGCGTATTTCTGGATGCCTTTGTTGAAGTCTGTTTCCCGGCGAAGAATTTCATCCTGCACCTCAGGGGGCAGGGCGTTGAAGTGCTCTTTGACCTCTTGCCGCCAGCTCTGTGGGGCCTTCTTAGCCTGGACGGCTGTTGCTACCTGATTTGCTTGTTCGGCCTGCTGTGCCGCCTGCTCCTCTTCCTTGGCGGTGAAACGCCCGCGTTCATCTCGGAGCCGCGCTTCGGTCTCCGCTGCGGTCTCGGTGGTGGGGGACTCAACCGCTTCTTTGTTCGTTACATCATCTGCCCCACCAAATGCGGCATCCAGCGAATCACGCAGGCCGTCATCGGTGGCGCTGTTCATTTCAGCGTCCGACATAAAAACTCCATCAAGGGCCCATGTTTCGGGCGTGGGGAAAGACCCGCTTCCCAGCGGGGTGCTACATGGCGCAAGGCCAATCCATCAAGGGGACCGTGACGCCTCCCGGCGTGGGTAGGTCAGCCCGATATACGGGCGTACAGCTCTTCCCGCAGCCCTCCGACTTCGGGAATCTCTTTCTTCCTGGCTGGCAGCTTCTCGTTTCCGACCTCCACCATGCCGTGTGCCTTCAGATGCGCGCGGTGCTGACTGCGGCTAGTGATCATTTCGCCAGTGATCATCGACTTGTAGGGCTGAATGTCTGCGGCCACGAAGGGCGCAACGATGACGCGCTCGACCATCTTGCCGCAGCACTGGGGCAACTCCTTATAGCGGGACAGCGGCAGGAATACGTCCTCTTTCTTGCCGCAGGCTGGGCATTTAGTGGCGTAGATCGGCATTACTGCTGTACCTCGCTGGCAATCTCGCCGGTCGCTGCCTGGGTGGCCTCGTTATCGACCTTGGCTTTCGATGCGATGTTCGCGGTTTCGATCTTGGTAGCAGCTTCTAGCTCGGCCTTCCAGCGCTCAAACCGTTCGTCCATAGCTGCCTCCATCATGCGCACACGCTCTTCCATGGCCATCTTCTGTTCAGCCAGGGCGTGCTCCATTTGCATTTCGCGTTGATGGCGTGCTTCCTCGGCCTGCTGGCGGAACTGCTCCATCCGCTGTTCGCCCTCGAGCTTGGCTTGCGCCAACGCCTGTTCCATTTGCAACTTCTGCTGTTCTGCATCGGGTCCCGGGGGCTGCTCCGCCTTCTTGCGCAGCTTCTCAATGGCCTCTTCAAAAGCCCCCTCTAGGCTGCGCCCGGCCTTGAAGCCGCGTACAGCGAACAGCAGGACTTCACCTAGCAATGGCGCGATTTCGGGTGGTGCACTCAATGCTTGCTGGACGAATCCACCAACCGCTGTGATGAACTCCATGCGGTCCTGCTTTTCCTGCTGCTCATCCACCTCCAGAAGAGAATCCGACGAGATATCGATACGGAAGCCGCGCATTGGTTCATTGCGTAGCAGTTCGATAGCTTGCGGAACGAGTTGCTTGTCCTGCTCCGTCATCTGCTCCACGCCAGCAATCAGAACGATGGTTTCTGGCTGATAGTGCTTACAGATGATCTGCGCCTTGATGCGGAGAAGTTCTGTCGCGAACTCCGCCACTGAAGCCTGCATTTTCTTCAGGCGCAGGGATGCGTATTGCCCTTTAGTCCTGATCGCGGTCGCGGTCTCATTGGGGTCCGATGCACCACGGATAACGTCCGCGATCCCCGATACCTCGTAGATAACAGCTTTGGCCTGTTCTCGTGCCAGATACAAGGCATTGAGCGCTTGGACAATCTGATCCAGCGGGACGAAGTCCATGACGCCCTTGATGCCGCCTTTCTCAGCGAATGCGGCCCATGTATCCACTGGGATTAGTTGGGTATTCCCGCCCTCGGTGAATAGGCGTTTGATCCCATCCTGCGATGAGTCGTAGACGCCGGCCACCTTCAGAGCCTCGGTAAGCCCCTCGATTCGCTCACAGATCAGGTCTAGCTCTTTCGCCTGGTCCTGATATAGGCAGTAGTCTGGTACTGGGATCAGGCTGTTCGTCGTGACAGTCGAATAGATCGGCTTCGGGCAGGGGAAGAACGCTTCCAGGCCCAAGGGGTCACGCTTCGCATCTAGAGCTTCTTCGCTAGATTTGGACAGCCACACGACCAGCCCGGCCTTCTTGTCCCAGACCTCGTAGATACGCGCCTTCTTCAGCGATTCGCCCTCGGGCGTGGCAAGTGCCTCATCCTGAAGGGGAGATTTCATGTCCAGGGCTATCTGCTTGCCCTTTTCTTCTCCGAAGCGCTTGATAAGCTCCTTGCGATCCAGGGGAACGATACGCCACACAAGATAGACTTCTTCCCAGGTGCGCGCGACGTTGTGGCCGAAGTCCTCCCAGTGAACATAGTCCACTGGGCTGCACTCGTAGTCGATAACCTCAGCCGTGCCAGGTTGCTCGCCACCCGCTTGCTTTGCGGCCTCTGGGACGTCCTCCGTGATCTGCGCTGACGGCATACTCAGTGACTTCATCACCGGGTTATAGCGTACCCACGAAATCCCGCGCCCTGGCAGAACGCGATCCTCTACGCTGTTCAGCACAGCGGAGGAATAGTCTGTGTATTGCTCAATCTCGTATTGCAACGCCCGTTCTAGGATCATAGAAGCGACACGCGCAACTGGGTCCTTGTCCTTATGGCGCCGAGTGACTTCAGGCTTTGGGAGGCGCGCAAACACAGCGGGGACGACTGTTTGAACGTTCGCCCATAGAATGTTGTAGCGGGCCTCAGTCGTGCCTGTCGCTTCTGCTAGCTCGTTACGCTCATCCCTGTAACGCTTGACGACCTTTTTCCCGCGCTTGTGCCACGCGTCATAGGTACGCTCGTACAGCTCGATGTCGAGCATGTAGCGCCGCTTGAGCGACGCCAGATCGAACTCCTTGTCCATTAGGCGATGAAGAACGTTACGTCAGCAGTGCCGCCAATGGTGGCGTACAGCCCATTCGCGAGCGAAGCCGGGATAGGGTAGAAGGTACCCGCCGTCAGGCTGAAGGTGTTCACCACGACAGTTCCGGAGGCCGCCGATGCGTTGTCGTACAGTTTCAGCGTGCCAGAACTGGACGAAGCGCAGAAGACGCCGATAAGCTGCGCGGAACCGGTTGCAGCGGCTCCCGATGCCGTCATATTGACCGGTGCGCCAGTGTTCGAGTAGATCATATTCTTCCTTTCCCTTTCGGGCGCTGCGCCCTCCACAGGTCATTTAGTGTGGCCTGTTCAAGGAACTTGTTTTCAGGGGCGGGCGCTTGCGGCATGTATTCCTGCATGACCTGGCACCCATACGCGTATGCATCAGATGGGTGCGACGCCCAATTATGAATCGGCTCTCTGGAAAAGACGCCTGTCTCGTCGTTGTATTCAAACTCCCACGCGAGCAAGCCATCTAGCCCAGCTTCACAGGTAGTGCGGTTAAACTCACAGCGCGTAATGACGGCACGGGCAGCGCTAATTTGGTCCGCCTTCTTAGACTGCGGAACTACAGCGACCTTGCCGTTGCCGAAACCTATAAGGAACTTCTCTACGCTGGAGTGTTTGCTCTGGAAGGTCTTCGCTCTTGCATCATGAGGTAGCCAGATACGCCCCAATCGTTTGACGCCAAGCTCCGATAGTGTGTCCTGAATCCGGGGGATCCAGTCGTCAGCGTCCAGGCCGCTTTCTCCCTCATATTTGAGTAAGGCAAACCCACCTGGCTTGCGCTGCCAGTACCACCACGAAGCGGTGTCGCGAAAGCCGAGGTCGCTGGAGACTTCGATGTCAGCACCATCTGGGTCGTACACCACGTCGTCACGTATGCGCCCTTCTCGGTCAGCAGTCGACACCCACTTGCCAAGGATGGAGCCTGCAATGTTGCCGTACGCGCCTTCCCAGACATGGTCATACTCGTCTGGTCTCTCAGCTAAGTCACGCTGCCTATCCCGCTCCAGCTTCGCAGGGAACTTCGGGTTGTCTCGCCAATTGAGCTGGACGATCTTGTAGCGTGCATCCTGCGACTTCCTGAATCGCAGATCAGTGGGACTACCTTTGCGCTTGGGATTCCAAGTCACCCACAGTTCGCTATCCTCTTCACGCAGGGTGGGGATAAGGGTAAGCCATGCCACATCGGTTACAGGCTCGGCCTCGTCCACCCAACACAACAGGATTCGCGCCTTGGATTTGACGCTTTCGATGCTGCGATCTAAGCCGGCGAACTTGTAGGCTATGCGGCCGCATTTGGTCCGCACATACTTCTCACCAATTTCAAAGAACGCCTCAAGCCACGGCTCCGACCGGATCGCGGCTTTAATCTCTTCCAGGCTTGAATCGTCCAGCGAGTTCATGAACTGGCGGGCGCAGAGAATAATTCCCTCTCGCCCTGCCATCGCCCACATATAGGCGCGAACCGCTGTCATCTTTGCGAACGACCGCGTTTTACCACTACCTCGCCCGCCGTATGCACCCCTTACATCAGCCTCACCGCTGAATACCGGTATCAGCTTATTGGGTAGCTTAATCCTCGCTGTCGTCATCGCCGAGCGGGACCAACTCTACGCGGCTGACAGTGCGAACTGCGCCACCGCCTGGGCCTGAGACTTCAGTCTTTTCGGTGAATAGCTTGAGGTGCTTGCCTAGTAGCTCAGCCCCCTTTAGAACGGCAGCAGCATCAAACTTATACTCGCCCGTCTGGTTGCCCTCTCGGTCGCGCACTGGCTCGGCCTGTTTGCAGCGTTCGATGGTGTCTACAATTGTTTGGAGCACGTATTGCGCACTAACCCCAACCTTCTCAGCCCTCGCGTCCATTGCTTTTTGCACCGCAGCAGCCACGCTAACATTGGCTAACAGGCGGCTACCCTGCTCGTTGGCCGTTCTTTCGCTATAGCCGGCACGAATTGCAGCCTGCGTGGCGTTTAAATCGACAAGGTACTCATCGACAAAACACCGCTGCTTGGCTGTTAGTTCGGTCATTTCTCATCACCGTGGAGCTTTCGCTTCGGTGCCGTGAGCAAAAAAAAAAGCCCAGCGAGCGCCGGGCGGAAGTAAAACTAGGGAAGGAGACACGGTTACGCGGGAACGATCCGCACGTTACAGATTAGATGGTACTTCCCATTAATAACACAGGCCAAGCACTATTTTATTAATTGCCTCTCTGTCGCTATCCCCAAACATTTTGTGCTCAAGGCTCTCGTAGATGAAGGACAGACGCATGCTGTACACGGCCTGGCCGATCCCCAGGATGGACGCTTTCACCTTCTGAGGGCCCTTGCGCATGTACTCCAAATGAATGATCTGCTTGAATGCCGGGGCCATCAGCTCAATCTCCCGATTTAGACGGAGTACGTCATCAGGGACTGAGCGGAGAGTCTCGGTCGAGCGGTTGCTTGTTTGCACGCGCTCTGTTGCGAAAGCAGATTGCTTCGGGTAGCCGGTGCCTACAAAGTCCATGTAGAACCCGGCCCACTCGTTTAACAGCTCCTTGATTCGGCTAAAGTCCTGTTTCATTCGTCCTCCTTTTCAAAGAATCTGTACCAGAGATAGTCGAGCGCCAGGAGGGCATGAACCCCCGTCACCACCCCTAGCATGTAGCTGTCCGCATCCAGGCTCATGCTGCCGCCTTCGTAAAGATGCCAGTCATGCTCACTACCTGACCGTTGCGCAGCATCGAATCAACCTTGCTCACCGCCTTGTTGTACTCTGAGCGGGAGCAAAGCTTTATCTGGATGCCGTAGCAGTTGATGCCCTCGCGGATCGCTTCAAGCTCCGATGCGCGGCAGGTGGAGGACTTCCCGGCCAGCATCCGTTCCGCCACCGCCGTCATGGCCTGGAAGGCTTCAACGTAATAGGGCATCAGGTTGTCCCCGATGTGAAGCTTGCAAAGCGCCTCACCAGCATTCAGGACATCGATGATCTGGTTCCACTGGCGGCTGGTTGCTTCACCCTGGCGCAGTTTGTGGAAAGCGTCGAGCGCGGGCGTCAGACGTTCCTCCCGCTCCTTCTCGGTCATCACCCCTGCAGCCTTGCGCGCAATGTCAATCGGGTTGTAGCAGTCCTGCGGGCCTTTGTACTTCTTGCGGGGCTTCATTTGGCCTCCTTGCTTGGATAAATGGACGGCAAAATGCATACGTGCTGGCTCTTCATGACCTCGATCTTCCCTCCACGCTGTATACACACCACCGCAAGCTCAGTGTCCTTTTGAACCTTGTATCCGGCGACTAGGCTGGTGGCTGTCACACTTACTGCAGCGAACGTTGCTACCCACTTAATCTCATTCATCCCATCCTCCCTATTCAATCGTTTCGTACTTGTCACACCGACCCTTAGCCAGCACACTCTTTACCTCTGGGTTGTTACATACCTCTGTCTTGCCTATCCTGTCCCTGTGGATGCAGCCCTTACAGGTCTTTTCCTCTTCCTCGATTAATGCGTCGAGAGGGTCTTTGTACATTCGGACTGGGTGCGCGGTCATGGGCTTTCTCGCTTATCAACGTGCAGGTGAAGTAGAGCACCAACCATGTACAGCACGCCTAGAAAGGCCGCGATTGAAGGCGGTAGATGAGGTGCGACGTAGACCATCGACATCAACAAACAGTATTGCCAATCCTTCATAACCCCATCCCCCTCTTCAACTCGCGCACTAGGCGCTGGTAATGTGCCTTCATGGCCCTTAGTTCTTCCTTCGTCCACTTCGCTACGGTGTTGTCTGATTCAAGGGCTTCGACTCGCTGCAGCCCGATTCTTTCAATGAGGCCGAGCCGGTAATCGACCGCGTTCCCCGACTTGTACTGGTTGTCGTGCTTGCTCTGGGCGTGGCAGTTGTCCTCATTGAAGCGCAAGTGAGGCGCGCTGCCGGTGCTTCGGTAATGGCCTGCGTCAACCGCATTACCTGCCCAGTCGAGCGGGCGGCCGGACGAAATGCACGCATGTCCGGCCAGTTGGTCCCGTAGACGGATATAGGCGTTGAATGCCTTCTGGGTCTCCGCGACGAGCTGCGGGTATGTCTTGAAGCTCTCCCGCTTCGCTCGGTCGGCTTTCAACTCCAGCCTCTTCGCGTGCCTGGCCGTCTTTTCCTTGACCCGAACAGCCACCTCCACTGCGCACGCCGGGGAACAAGCCTTATGCCCCATGCCCCGAGGCGCAAACTCACTACGGCATATCACGCACTTGCGCGTTGCCTTTCGTTTGAATGCGGTGCGGGGCAGGGGAGCGTTCATTTCAGGTCGTAGCGATTCGGCGGGTTGACCGTGGTTTCAAGGTACTGCTGCGAGGAGGGCTCAAACCAGAACCCAAGCTTGCCTTCGTAGTCCCGGTGGCGTTGCTTCTCGATCCCCAGGAGGCATGTCGGGCCGTCGCCGTTTTCGATGGCCTTCTTGTTCTTGAACACGATGAACACGTTGTCCACTTGGTCGGTGATGCCGCCCGCGCCTTTTACGTCGAACTTGCCCGGCATCTTGTTCTCGCTCTCACCCTTGCGAATGTGGTGGACGAGGTGGACATGTACGTTATGGGCCTGGGCGAAGGCGCACAGCTCGTCAACAAAGTTCTTCTGGGCGTTGTAGTCGTCCTCACCCTTGACGCACTTCATCAGGCTGTCAATGACGTACTGCGTGATGCCGAATTTCTGCTTGGCGTAACGCATCACGGCGATGACCTTCTTCCAGTCCACGGAGCCCATCTGGTCGTAGATCCACAGACGGTTATCGGTCCAGCGGTGCAGGGCGGTCAGGTATTCCCGGGTGGGCTGCGAGTCGCCGTAGGCTTGGCGGCTCATGCGGTGCATCTGCTTGACCGGTTTCATTTCGAACGATGCGGTCATGACGCGCTCGCGCTGCACCATCAGGTCAAGCTGCACCTGGGACAGGAACATGCTCTTGCCATGACCGTTGATGCCGCACCAGGCGCTTACCTCGCCGCCAGGAAACTCGATCAGGCCGCGTGCTTTTGCCCACAAGACGGTAGGAGCCTTGGAGGCGCTTACGGGGGCGTGGAAGGAATCGGCGCAATCGCGACCGGCACGGCCGAGGCCTGCGCGGCCCGCTGTACCCAGCCACCCTG